TCGTGCTCCGGCGTCCAGCCTTCGTCCTCAACTTGCCGGTGGCGCTCGGCTTGAACATCGAGCCATGCGCGAGGCACGCTGTGCTGAGCCTGGGCTACAGGGGCGCCGCCCAGCGCGGCTTGAACGGCCATCTCCTCATCTGCGGTGCTGAATTGCATTAGGCCGTTGGTGCTCAGTTTGCGCAGAAGTATCTCCAGTTTCGCCACTCTGGCCTGGGCGGCGTCCAGTTCGCCTCCAAGGTGGTTGACCTTCTCGGCCAAACCGGCATTCGCTGAGCACAAAATCTCCCGATATAGCCGCTCCCGCTCGATCTCTGCCTGCAGCGCTCCGACGTCGCATTGGTACTGCGCGAGAGTGACAAGGGCCTGGTGATACCGACCACTTGGGCCGCCTTTCACTGGGCGACCGGTGTTGTCCATCCAACCCACAACCTCCGGCAGTGGCATACCGCCTTCGGTTGCGTTGGTGATCTGTGTGTTAGCCTTGGCGTTGCCGCCTTGGGGTTGATTCGCTTGCATGGTGTCTCTCCTTTGGGGTGGTTGGCGCCAGGGAGTTGCCGCTCCCTGGCGCCTCTTCTTCAGCGCCGCGCGGGGTGCTCGCGCAGTTCCTGACAGCTGATGCAGCACTCGCAGCCCGGGGCGGCCTGGCGGCGAGCCTCGGGTATTTGCTCGCCGCAGTCCTCGCACCAGAGGGCGCTGGGCGCCGGGCGAGTGTTCGTCCGCTGGGCCAGGGCGGCCTGGATCATGTTCTCGGCCCGTTCATTGGCCTGGTCGATCACATCCACAGTCAGCCTCCCTATGCCTGTACTACCGGTGGTACGCCCTTGCTGAGCATGCTGCGCACATTGGCCGCTAGTTCGGTGGGGGCCAGGGCCTTGTCCTGTTTCACAGGCTGCGGGAGCAGCTTCGCAGCCTCGGGGAACAGGTCTTCAACCTGGCGGGAGGTGCGGCAGGCAAGCAGAACGTCCATGGCCTGACTACGAAAGGCGAGGCCTGCTTCAACCACGGACTCCAGTTCTGAGCAGATCAGCAGAGCGAGGCCTTTCAGCTTCAAGTCGGTGATGTCCTCCATGCCATGGAGGCGGGGTACTGCGCCGTTGGGGCAGACGAGGCGTATCTTCCAGTCGCGGTCGTGTCTGGAGTCCAGAAAGCGCTTGACGCCTTCGAATGCCTGGGAAGCGAGCAGGCGTGCGACGAAAGTGTTGCGGAGCTCTTGCTTGTAGTGGCGGGCTACTGCAACGAACTCTTTCGTGACTGGGCTACGGTCCTCCCCGCGCTGTTTCTTATAGGTTGGGAAACAGCTCGAAGTGGCAGTGACGGCACCTGCCTGAATCAGGCTTGCCCAATGCTTTTTTTCGAGCCCGGGAAGGGCTTCGACCTTGGAGCAATGCGCTGTCCAGAACTGCGTATTGAGCGCCTCGAGGTAGTCGGCAATGGCGACCGCATGATGCGCTACGGCCTGGATAGTGAGTTTGTCGACAACCTCCTCACGCATTGCTTGTGTGACAGGGAAGTGCTTTTTCATGGTGTCTCTCCTTCATGGAAATGGCGCCGGGGGAGTCGCCGCTCACCCGGCACAGGCTCTTGTGTCAACCGAGGCGGTACTTCTTCTCGCCGTCGATCACGTAGAAGTTCACGTCGCTGAGGCGATACACGCCACCGGGCCCCCCGTGCACGACGTAGTCGTCGTAGGGCGCACGGCCGACGCGCACAGCGAACAACTTGTCGGTCTGGTGGGCATGAGGGCTGGATTTCTTCAGCCGTGCATAGAGTTGTTGGCCGACGGGACGGCAGCCCGCCGAGCCGTGTGCCGCCTCGAAGCCAAGCCAGGCATTACGGGTTTCCAGCGACAGGAAGCTGTTGCCGTCGTCGCACATAGCCAGGTCATAGCCGCGAGGTTTTGCCCACGCTGCGAAGGCGATCTCCAAGCGCTTCAGTAGCAATTGCTCGGGCGTAACGAATTGGGCCTGCATGGTGTCTCTCCTATCGGTTTGTGGTCCCGGCGTTGCCGCGCCGGGTCGAGGGTCGTCGGTCAGTTCGCTACAACGGCGTGGATGGTGAGATCGCTGGGGATATCGCCTTTGAGGTGCCGCAGGTGCTTGATCTGTTGCTCACTGCATTCGTCGATGCAGATCACCTTGGCGCCGTGGCTGATGCGGTGGCGCACCAACAGTTCCAGGTCGAACGGTGTGTAGAGACTGCCGCTGATGATCTGGTGCTCTTCCTGACCGGCCTTACGTGCGGCCTGGCGCAGGCGAATGGTCTTGCCGGTCATCCGTGCGCCGCGTTCTACGTTCAGTTGCATGGTGTCTCTCCTTTGGGGTTGCAGTTCCGGCGTTGCCGCGCCGGTCAGGCTTGGAAAATCCAGCACTTGACGGTGCTGGGTCGGTTGGTGAGAGGGTTCTGGCGGGCGTGTGCCGAACGCACGGCACTGTCGACGGCCTTGTATTCGATGAACTTGTGCCGGCGGGACTCTTTCAGCAGGTCGCGCAGGGTTGCCGCGTCGGCCACCTTCTGGCGGTGGTCGGCGGCCAGCTTCACGAACTCGTTGAGGTTGATGGCGATGGTTCCGGGGTTCTTGCTGTGGTTGAGCACCGGCTCTTCGCTGAGGTTTTCGAGGTAGTCGTAGACCTCCCAGAACTCGGCCACCTCGGGCGCGTCGGCGTTGACGGCGTCCTGGCGCTCCAGGGCCATCGTCATCAGGGTCTGCTGAGCGCATGCGAGCTGGTGCTCGGACAGCGGCACAACCAGGCGCAGCGCGTCAACCAGGGCCATCATCTGCGCGTGGTTGAGTATCAGCCGCTCGATACGAATCTGCTTCAGACCGCGCAGCGTTGCGCTGTGAACCTTCAGCCGCTCGCGGAAGCACTCCAGCACGCGGGCCTCGGCACGGATGGCCATCAGCAGGAAGTGGCTGACCTCGAGCACGCCCAGGTGGTTGAGGTTGTCGGCCGCGGCCTGGCTCTCGCGGGTGATTTCCGGGCGAATGAAGTGCAGCTTCACGATACGGGTCATGATCGCTTCGGAGGCCTGCACCGTGGCGTTCTGGCTCATCACCAGGGTGCCGCGGAAGGGGGGCTCGTAGGTCTCGTTGCCGGCGGTCTTCTGGCCGGTCACGCCCAACGCGCGACCGTTGAACAGCGGCTTGAACTCGTCCCAGTCGAAGGACTTGGCGGCGCCGCCGGCGCGGCTGTTGTCGCTGCGGTCGGCCTCGAGCATGACCATGGGCATGTTCGACAGCTGGGTCAGCCAGCGGCGCAGGCCCGCCTTGGTCATCTTCGACGGGTCCTGGCCTTCCTCGTCCGCCCGGCCGAGCAGCTTCCACAGGAAGGTGATCAGTGTGGACTTGCCGGCACCGGCCTCGCCGGTGGCCTCGAGGAACGGAAAGGACTGGAACTCGGCGCGGATCTGCTCCGCGAACAGCGAGCCGAACCAGAATGCCAGCGCCACCAGGCCCTTGGCGCCGAAGCAGGTCCACAGCCAGTCCAGCCACTCGGGGCGGTAGTCCTTGGCGTCGGTGGCGATCTGCAGCTTGATCGAACGCTGCAGGGTCTTCAGGCGCAGCTTTTGGAATTCGAAGAAGTCTTCGGCGTTGGCCTTCTCGATCACGCCGCCGCGCACCGCCACGTCGCCCAGGACGTAGCAGGCATGCTCCCGGCTGTAGCCCAGGTAATCGATGGTGGCCACCGTCTTCAGGCCGGTGAGTTGCAGCTTCATGATCTGGTCGAGCTGCGCGCCGCTGCCGGTGAAGATCGCCCCCGCTGCCACGCCGAGCAGGCGCTTCTTGAACTCGCTGGCCGCCGCGACTTGGGCGCTGGTGAAGGTGTTCTTCACGCTCTCGTCGTCGGGGCGATCGATGCGGAAGTAGTACCAGCTCTCGTCTGTGACCTCGTTGCGCTGGAAGTACAGGGCCTGGGGGAAGCAGTTTGCGATTTCAACCACATTGCCGGACTGCTGCAGCGCCTTGTCGCGCTTCTGTCTGTCGTTCAGCAACTTATCTTCGTGGTCGTCGCTGTTTTCGAACGCGCGCATGGCCCGGTCGAACTTCTCGAGGTCCAGCTTGAACCAGAACAATCTGTTGCCGAACCGAAAGTGGAATTCGCCGCGGCTGTTCCAGTCGTACATCAGCAGCGCTTTCTCGGCAGGACTCTCGGCGATCAGCAGCGCGCCCTCATGACGCGCGGTCTTGAGGTCCTTCTCGATCTGCGCGGCGCGCTCGGCCGCGTCATCGATGAACATCCAGCGCTGGTGCAGGTCGTTCCAGTCGAATTTGCGGTTGTTGCGCTGCGGTAGTTGGGCCGCTTCGCAGACGTAGCCCAGGGCACGTGCCTCGGTCACCCACCGCCGGGTGTACCTGTGGGCGCCGGGTTCGTTGTCCAGCGCCCAGATCAGTTTCGGCAGCTTGCCGCTACGGGCTGTCGCGAGTTCGCGCAAAGACTGCTCGGGGAAGGCGTTGGAGCTCATGGCCGACACGGCGTCGATGCCGTGGTGCAGCAGTGCGATGGCGTCGAAGATACCTTCGACGATCCACAGCTCCTTCACCTCCTGCAGGTCGACGCTGGGTGGGCACCACCAGACGCCGCGCGGGCTGTCGCCCGGCTTGAAGCGGGCCTTCTTCTTGCCGAAGCGGCTCGGGCGATCGATCAGGCGTTCCCAGTAGCCCCCTTTCTTCAATGGGAAACGGACTGTGGCGCTACCGATCTCAAGGTCACGGTCCCAGTAGTTTTCCTGGCTGTACCAGCCATCGATCAGCGTCAGGTCGAAGCCGCGGGCATGGGCCAGGTACGCCCGGGCCGAGGCGGCGGGTTCCTTGTCGGTGGCCGGCGCTCGCTTGCTCCAGTCGTCGAAGAGCTCCGGGTAGATTTCCTTGATGTGCCAGGTGTCGCCGCACTTGCCGCGCCCGCAGCGGATGAACCAGGGGCTGTCGACCAGGGTGTAGAGCTCCTTTTTGCCGCACGTCGGGCACTCGCCCTTGCGCATGTACTTTGTGCCCTTGATCGGCGTCAGTCCGTACTGATCCTGCAGGCGGCGCAGCACGTCGGCCTTGAGTTCGCGGTCCATTTCCTTCATGCGCGCCCCCGAATCTGCTTGCGCAGTTCGCGGATGGTCCGGCAGATGCCGGCAATGTGTGGGCGATCCTCGAGGATGCGCTTGCCGCGCAGGCCCTGCGGCGTATAGCGGTAGCGATCGTCGTACCAGCACTCGGCCATGGCGGCTTCGTACTGGCTGACCAGCCAGAGCAGGTACTTCTCAGCCTGGTTCTGGTCGACTTCGACGGTGATTGAAATGTGGCCGCTCATGGCGGTGATACCTCGAATTCTGGGCGTAACTTCCCCAAACCCACGGC